ACCTTGTCAATTGACAAGGTGCTGATCCATCTCGAACTCAATTATATTTATAACCAGTCTTTACGAGCATGATGATCTGGAACAATCTTACCTACTGTAACAGTAAGCAATCCATCTTCAAATTCAACTTTCTGCACCTCTGTATCGTCAGAGATACCCCATGATCTTTCAAAGGATCTTTGAGCAAGACCTTTAAAGACTAATTGATCTTTATCTTCTTTCTCTTCTTTCTTACCCTCAACTTTTAATTTACCAAACTCAGTGTAAACTTTAACTTCTTTCTTTTTAAATCCAGCAAGAGCAACCTCAAGTCTGGTTTCTACGTTGTTTACCTGAACTATGTTATAGGGTGGATAGTTCTCTGTTCTTGTATCGTTCCAAAAACGATTAAGATAATCATC